TGGACGTGCACACGGCGCAGTATCAGGGGCCGCCGTTCGTCTACGGCTTCGAGCGCATCGCCACCGGCTGCGGCGTGATGAGCGCGCAGGCCGTGGCGGCGGTCGAATCAGTCGCCTACTGGTGGGGACCGTCCGGCTTCTTCGTGTACGACGGCTTCGTGCGCCCGCTCAAGTGCGACGTGCTCGATTACGTGACGAAGAACCTCTCGCAGCAGCAGCGCTCGAAGGTGTACGCCGTCGCCAACAACCAGTTCGGCGAGGTGTGGTGGTTCTATCCGAGCGCTTCCAGCAACGAGTGCGACTCGTATGTGTCGTACAATTACCGCGAGGGGCATTGGTCCATCGGTAGCCTCGCGCGCACCGCCGGGACCGATCGCGGCGTGTTCAATTACCCCCTGATGGTCTCGCCTGACGGCTACGTCTACGAGCAGGAAGTCGGCGTCACCTACGACGGCGTGGAACCCTACGCGCGCAGCGGCCCTCTGGAGTTCGGGAACGGCGAACGGCTGATGGTGGCCCGGCAGGTCATCGCCGACGAGAACGCGATGGGCTCCGTCTCGTTGCAGTTCATCAGCAAGTTCGCGCCGAACGGCGCCGAGACGACCAAAAGCTACACCATCGACTCCATCTACACCCCGGTGCGATTCACCGGGCGGCAGGTCGAGGTGAAAGTCACGGGCGCCGCGCCGGCGACGGACTGGCGCGTCGGCAACATGCGGCTCGAGGCCGTGGCCGGGGGTGAGCGGTGAGGGAGATAAAGGGCATCGAGCACATCGCGCCCTTCCGCGAGCCCATCGAGCGCGCGCTGGCCGAGGGTTACGGACAGATGAACTACCGCGACGTGCTCGAGGGCATCGCGCGCGGCGAGTACCAGTTCTGGGCGTCGAAAAATTCGTGCGTGGTCTCGACCATCGACGTCTTTCCGCGCATCAAGCAGCTCACCGTCATCATCGGCGCGGGCGACCTGCGAGAGATCGACGACGTGATACGCCCGGCCATCGAGGGATGGGCGCGGAGCATCGGCTGCGACACGATGTTGATCATGGGCCGCCCGGGCTGGCAGCGGGCGCTTGAGGGTTACAGACGCACCGCAGTGGTGCTCGAGAAAAAGCTATGAGCAATCTTTTCAAGTCCAAGAAGACCGAGAAGTCCACCACCGAGATCGACCCGAGGATCTACGACAGCGTGCTGCGGAACCTGCAGTTCGCCGAGCAGGTCGCGGCGATTCCGTACCAGCCCTACACCGGCCTCATGGTCGCGCCGTTCACGCGCGACTATATGGCCGGCGAGGCTGCGACGCGGCGCATCGCTGAGGAGGGCGGCTTCGTCCCCGAGGTGGAGGCGGCGGCGCGCAGCGCGCAGGGCCTGATGGGATTCCAGCCCGAGCGCGTCAGCGCCGGGCAGGTCGGGACGCAGTTCGGTGCGGCGCCCATTGGGGCGTCTCTCGCCCGTGGCCCGGAGCGCGTCGGGGCGGGCGCCATCGGGACCACCTTCGGCGCGGCGCCCATCGGCGCGGAGCGCGTCGGGGCGGCGCTCGGCGGCGGGCCGCGCATGGTCGGCGCCGGGCGCGTCGGCACCACCTTCGGCGCGCGCGACATCAGCAGGCCGGGCGCTGCGCCTACGGCCGCCGCCGCGTCGGTGCTCGGGCGTGACATCGGCGAGTACATGAATCCCTACGAGCAGCAGGTCATCGAGGCCGGGCTCGGCGACATCTCACGCGCCGAGGAGCAGGCGCGCGGCGGACGCGCCGCCCGCGCCACCGCCGCCCGCGCCTTCGGCGGCTCGCGCGCGGCCATCGAGGAGGGCATCGCCGCGGGCGAGGCGGCGCGCGAGCGTAACCGCTTCGTGGCCGAGCAGCGCGCGCAGGGCTTCCGCGAGGCGGCGGCGATGCGCGAGGCAGACGTCGGCCGGCAGCAGCAGGCGGGGCTTGCCAACCAGGCGGCGGCGCAGAACGTCATGGAGCTCGCGCAGCGCGGCGAGATCACGAACCAGCAGCGCGACCTTGAGCTCGGGCGGCTTGGCCTCACGGCCGAGACGGCGAACGTGCAGGTCGGCCTTGAGGCCGATCGCGCGAACCAGGCGGCGGTCGAGAACTACCAGCGCATGGGACTCACGGCCGAACAGGCCAACCAGCAGGCCGCGCTCGACGCCGCCGGGCGCAACCAGCAGGCCGCGCTCGAGGCGCAGCGGATGGGGAGCGGTGCGCAGCAGTTCAACGTGCAGCAGCAGCAGGCGGCGGCGCTCGCCAACCAGCAGGCCGTGCAGCAGTACATGCAGATGGGCCTGTCTGCCGAGCAGGCGAATCAGGCCGCCACGCTTGATGCGCAGCGCATGGGCTCGACCGCGCAGCAGTTCAATGTGCAGACTGGCATGGACGCCGCGCGCGCGAACCAGGCCGCCGGGATGCAGGGCGCGCAGTTCCAGCTTGGCGCCGGGCGGCAGTTGGCCGACCTCGGCCAGACGGCGCTGCAGAACCAATACGGCGCCGGCGCGGCGATGATGGGCCTCGGGCAGTCGCAGCAGGCGCTCTTCCAAGACATGCTCAACCGGCAGCAGGAGGAGTGGCAGCGGCGGCAGCAGTACCCGCTCCAGCAGCTCGCTATCCGTCAGGGCGCGGTGTCGGCGTCGCCGTACAACGTGACCCAGACCGGGACCGTGACGAGCCGCCCGTCCTACTGGAACATGGCCGGTCAGATTGCGGGCGCGGTCGCACCGATGTTCGGCTCTGACGAGGACATGAAGCGCGACGTGCGCGGCATCAAGAACCCGCTCGACAAGGTGCGCCGCCTCAAGGGCATCGAGTTCGAGTGGGAGAACGGCTACGGCGAGAAGGAAGGCGAGGACAGGGGCGGCGAGGAGGACATGGGCATGTCGGCCCAGTCTGTCGAGCGCGCTATTCCCGAGGCCGTCTCCCGGCGCGAGTCGGACAACATGCGCCAGTACGACCTGCCGCAGGTGGTTGGACTGCTCACCGAGGCCGTCAAGGAACTCGACAAGAAGGTCGGCGGCAAGCGCCGCGGGAGGGCGTAAATGTTCAACTTTCTCGGGAAACTCGTCACCGGCCTCGCCCGGTCGCAGGGCTACGGATTGAACGATGAGGAGCAGGAGCTCGACGACAAGAAGAAGAAAAGCAAACCGCAGCAGGGGCTGATGGGCTTGATGGCGCCGAAAGAAGAGGAAATGGACCTCTCGAGCACGCTCTCGGCTCAGGTCGGCCAGCCCACCGGCGCAGATCCGCTCAGCATCTACCGCAAGCTTTACAGCAACTACGGCGGCCGCAAGACTCGCGGCCTCCTCTTCGACTGAGGACCACGACCATGGCAGAGAAGCCCAAGAAGCCCGGACTCTGGAGCCGCTACGTCGGCGGCCTGCTCGGGGAAGACTACGAGAACATGAGCCCCGAGGAGCGCCGCACGGCGAGTATGTCCGTGCTGGGCGTCATCGCCCGCGGCATGAACTCGCCCGAAGCGGGCGGCGAAGCCCTGCGGCTGACGCGCGAGAGCCGCGCCTCCGAGCGTGAGGCCGCCGGCCTCGCCCGCCGCCAAGCCGCCGCCGAGGCGCTGATGCCGCAGGTGGTGGGGCGTCTTTTTGGTGGCCCTGCCGGGCGGCTGGAGAGCCTTCCTGGCGGCGAGGGTGGCGAGCTGACCTCACGGTACCGCCAAGACCCGCGCAGCGCCACAGCGGCGCTCTACGGCTCTCAGGCGGGGCGTGACCTCAGCCAGATGGCCCCGGACCTCGCCAAGCTCGCCACCGAGGGCGCCCTCGGGCGCACGGTGGGCGGGTCGGTGTACAACCCGCTGACGGGTAGGTTCACGGCGCCGCCCAAGGCGCCCGAGGCCAAGACCCCGGTGCGCGAGGTGGACCTCGGCGGGCAGGTCATCGTGTACTTCAACGACGGCAGCACGCAGACGTTCCCGAAGGGGATGGCGCCCGGCGCGCGCGCGGCCGTGGGCGGTGGCGGTGCGCCGCAGGCAACCACACTTGGGGCGCCACCGGCTGCCGGCCCTGCGCCCGCCGTTCCCGGCTTCAGTTTCCCGCAGGGCAACTTTCCAAAGCTGACTGAAGGAGAGGAAAAGTCGCGCTTTTACACCACGACAATGGTCAGCTCTTTGCCCGTAATGGCTGAAGTTTTGAGGTCTGGATACAAGCCGACCCAGCGCGATAAGGCCGCCGCAGGGCCGCCATCTGGGGGTGTTTTGGGTGGCCTTTCCAATACACTTGTGCCGCGCAGCTTTGCAACTCCAGAGGGCCGTCGATTCTATACCGAGGGCCGCAAGGTCTTGGCGGCCATCCTGCGCAAAGAATCCGGCGCGGCGATCACCGACGACGAGTGGACCAACTATGGCCCGATGTATCTGCCTTGGCCGGGTGATACAGAAGAAGACATCAAGCTTAAAATGCAGTCCCTTGATCAGCAAATTTTGAACATGGCTATGGGGTCGGGCAAGGCGTTCCAATACTTCACGCCTCCGCCGCCTTCGGTGATCAGCCGCGAACCCAATAAAGACGGGATAATCGACCTTCCCTCGCCGACTCGCCGGAGATAAAAATGCCGAAGTACAGAATAGATGGTGAGATTTACGAAGCCGCGACGCCAGAAGAGGCGTATCGGCAACACGCTAAGAAAATCTCTCCGGGCATGATCTCGGGCGTGGCCCAGCAGTTCACCCAAGGCATGAGCTTGGGCGGCGCGGACGAATTGCAGGCCGCCATTGAGGCTGCTGCAGGCAGCGACTACCGCGCCTCTCTCGAGAGGCAGCGTCGTGAGCGTGAGGCGTTCCAATCGCAGAACCCCTACATCTCTGCCGCGGCCACCGGGCTAGGCGCCGTGGCCCCGGTCGTAATGTCGACGCTCGGTGGCACGCTCGCAGCCCCAGGCCCCGGCACGATTGCGGCCGGCGGCGCGGCTGGTGGCCGCGCCCTACAGCTCACGATGAACGCGCTCTACGGCGGCGGGGCGCCGGCGCGGAGCGTGCAGACCGTCGGGCAGGCCGTGCGGGAGGGCGCGCGCGTCGGAACCGTCCCCGGCATTTTGGCTGGCGGCCTCACGGCCAACCCGGACGAGCGCACGGCGGGCGCGGCGTTTGGCGGCCTGTTGGGCGCCGGCATCGGCGGCACAGTCGGCGGCGGGATGCAGTCCGTTGCCAGCCTGTCCGACTTGGCATCCCCGTATCTGAAGCGCGTCACGGACGCCCTCGGCCTCGGCAGAAGCGGCGTGTCGCCGATGGCTCCGCTCACGCCGGAGGCCAGCCCGATGGCGCCGATTACGGCCGCAGAGGCCAAGATTCTCAGGGCGATGGAAGCCGGAGGCGTATCACCGGATGTTGCCGCAATGCAGCTCGAGCAGTCACGCCGGCTGGGCGTGCCACTCGGCCTTGTGGACGTGGGCGGCCAGCCCGTGCAGCGCCTCGCGCGCGGGGTGCGCACGCTCCCCGGCGAGGGCAGCGCCATCATCCAAGGCGAGCTGGAGCGGCGCGCTGCGGCGCAGCCCGGTCGCGTGGTGAGCATGGTAGAGCGCGCCACGGGCAGAAAGAGCACGGGCAACGCCGAGGCGCGCGCGGATGAGTTGATCACGCAAGCCCGCGCAGAGTCTGCGCCCTTCTACGGCCAGCTCGAGGGGCTGCCGCCGCTCTCGGAGCCGCAACTGCTGTCCCTGTTCAGCATCCCCCGCGTGCGCGACATCGTGCGCAGGAGCGAAACTGCCCGGCGCGGGTGGGGCGGCTCCGTGGACCCGCTGTACGATGACGCCGGTGCTTTGCGGCGACTTCCGACATTCCGAGATGCTGACCGCATCAAGCAGAACCTAGACGAGATCCTCAAGCCGCAGTTCCAGATGGGGCCGCGCCCGGCGGACTCAGTAACCATAGACACGCGAGAGGAGCGCAACATTGTAGACGCTCTGCGTCGGCAGTTGCTCTCCGCCGCGGATGTCGCGCCTGGTGGAGACATTTACGCCAGCGCGCGCGCAAGCTACGCCAGCCCCGCGCAGGCGCGTGAGGCATTGGAGGCCGGCGCGCAATTCCCGCAAGCATCCTTGCAGGATGTGACCGCGATGATGCAAACTGCATCGCCTGCGCAGCGCAAGTGGTACCAGCGCGGCGTGACCGAAGCGCTGCGCGAGAACATCGAGGGGATGCCAGACATCGTGTCGCAGCCCAATGTCCTGCGCGCCGTAGCGGGAAGCCCCGCCGCGCGTGCGAAGCTTGAGGCGGCCACGCCGGAAAGGAGACGAGCTGCCCTGCAGGGTCGCATAGCTGCCGAGAGAACCGCGGCGCAGACCAACGCATTTCTGCGCGGCAACTCGCAGACTGCTGAAAAGTTGGCAGAGGCGGCAGACACGGCGGTCGATACGATGGCTGATGTCGCCACGAGCGGAACCATTCAAAATCTGGTTCGCGGGGTGAAGTCGGCATATGACAGGGTGATTTCCGGCGTGAACGAAAACACGCGCGCAGAGATCGCCAGGCAGTTGACCAACTTCGACAACCCGGCTGCGCAGCGTGAGTTCTTGAACCGACTGGCGCGCCTCAAGGCGAAGGGAGAGTTGCGGGCGCAAGATGTGGCCGCCACATCCAGATCAATGGCTG